TAACGCCGCTTTTTTCTCTTCTAAGGTCTTTTCAGCCATATGATTTTATTTAAATTACTGGAGGAGGTGGTAAAACTGGAGCCGCTGCGTCAGCTTCTACTGCTAATTCTTCTTCTTCTTCTTCTTCAATTTCCATCGGAATATTTTGATAATAAATTATCATTCCTGCTTGCCATTCTTTAATACCTAAATGAACTCTATAGAATTCTGGAATAGGCATATCAAACTCATTAAGATGATCTATAATTAATTTATCTCCTTCATCTGAAGTTAAATATCTTTTAATAAAAGTGGGTTGATTACTATATGAAAACCCTTCTTGTAATTTTCTTGTTAAACTGTTTTCAGTTAATTGAAAAAAGAACCATGCTTTCTGAGCATCTAACATACTAATAGGAGTATTAGATGTTCCTATCATACTCATTTTATACCTATTACCTTTCCAACCTGCTTTTTCTACAGGACTAACTGAATTATAAGTAGCATATTCTCTTCCTGTTAAAGGTTCAAAAAATCCTGCAGGTAAATCTATTTTGAAATTATTAGTAGAATAAGCATATAAGATTCCAGGATTTCCACTTCCTACAGCAAATAATCCTTCTAAAAATCCGCTTTTCTCTCCTGTATATGTTACATTACTATTAATAGCTTCAGTGTTAACAAATCTCATTTCGTTTTGTTGAACAACTTTGTCATCTTCTTCGCCTTTTATAACTTCTATAAATGTATCTCCTAAGTTGTTAGCATCTTCTTCTTCATCACCAGTTGGCATGTTTCCTCCTAAAAAGAATTGAGGTTGAATATTTCCTTCTATTTCAATCCCAGCGTTAGTCCATGCTGTTCCTACATCAAAAGGTGATAAACTTTCACTAATATATATACTTAAAAAATTATCTTCTTTTATTTGATTAGAATCAACATCTGCCTTAACAATATAATAAGGAGTATTTTGCATTAACATTATATTTTTTCCTTCTCGTACATCATTCGTTATATAAAGTTGAGATTTAAAATGTTTTTGAAAGATATCACTAAACATATTTATAGCAACTGTTTGAGTAAATACACTTTTTTCTCCTTCATCATCATAATAATATGATTTATCTACTTTTACATCAGGAGTATAATCAAAACAATTTCCCCAAGCTAAAGCCATTAACACACTTAAATCCATTTCTCTTTCATCTACTCCATTAAAATTTTTCTTTGATAGACTAGCTATAAAAATAGGTAAATTTTTAGGTAAAACATCTTCTACTGCTACCATTAAAGCTCCTCCTAATTCTTCAATTTCATCTAAACTCTTCCAATATCTTTCAATTTTCTGAGTCATTTGCTTTATCTCCTGTTGAGGCATGTTTTGAGCATTAGATTTTAATATAGTCTGCATTTGTAAAATACCTCCTGGTTCTTCTAATTCTCTAATTTTGTCTTTAACAATTTTTTCATTCAACTTAGGATCTTCATAAGGATTATCAGTATTAGGACCATTTACAAAACTTCTATATTGAAGACTCAACCTCATTAATAGATTGCTTATGTTAGCTTTTCTTAATACAGAAACCGAATGTAACATTTCTTGATTAGTATTGTGAGCTTGTAATAATTTTAACGAGTTTTCCATTTTAACTTAACTTCTTAAATTCAACATCTATTTTAGAATAATCAACTCTATCAAAACCGTCTGAATGTTTTATAACCGCATAAGAAGGAATTTCGTCTGACATGACTCCTTGATAAACTCCTGTTCCAAATAGTTTGTTTATATATTCAAAACTATAAATATTTAATCCTTTATTAGATTTTCCTATTAATTTTATGCTATGTTTTCCTTTTCTATCAGAAAAAGCACCAGCAATATTTCCAACACTTTGAGCAGTTTGTCCCCATGCTTGAGTTTCTGCTAGATTAGCATTAGCTTCTGCTTCCGCATAACCATCCATCATACCCGCAGCTCTTGCCATATCAGCATTAGTTCTAGCTTCTTCAACAGCAAACATATATTCCTCTCCTTTAGCAGCAAAATCTTGTTCTCGTGATGCTTGACCAATAGTAAGATCTTGATAACGCGTTGTAGCGGCAACTTTTTGTGTCTGCATTGCGGCTTCTCCTTGTGCTCTAAGCTTAGCATTACCAGCTTCTTGTTCTTGAATACTCGCAGCAATACCTTTTTTACTTTTCAATGCCATCATAGCTAGAGCTGTAGCACCACCCGCTGCCATTCCAGTAGCTTCCATTGTATCTAAAGTATTAGCCAAACTTATATCGGCTTCTTCTGCTTGCATCTCTGCCGCAGCAGTTGAAACTTGAAGTTGATTATAAGGATTTGTTATTTGTCCTGATAAATCACTAGCCAAACCTGACAAATCAGTTATTCCTGCGTAAGGATTAACGATATCTTGACGGTTTTCTTTTAAACTACTTAATTCAGTTTCCCATCTCTGCTTTTCAGTTTTTGCATCGTTCGCAGCTTTTTTAGCTTTATTTGCTGCTGCGGCTCCTGCTCCAACTGCTATCGCGGTTGCTGCGACTGCTGTTACTACTGCCATTTTATTCTATATTTTTAATTATTTCATAAGAAGGATCTGTGTCAACAGTCCAACCTAGTTTTTTATGTGTTTCAATTAATCCTTTATTTCTACCAATAGAAAATATTTGTTTTTTCCCTTCTTTTTTACACACTTCTTCTGCGGTATTTATTAAGAGTTCTATAGCTTCTTTTCTATCTTTATCTCTATATTCGGGGTTAGATACAATCCATTCTAATAATACTCCACTAGAATTAGTAAAATATAAAAATCCTGCGACTATTAAAACGTCTTCTTTGTATACCATTAAACCACCTGTTCCATTGTTTGGTAAAAATTCTTTGGGAGGATTCTGCCATTTAGGCCAAGTATCCCACCATTTAACTAAAATATCCCAATCAGATTCTTTTAGTTGTCTAATATTTAATTTCATATAATTTATCTATTACTGTAGTTACTACCTACTGCAAATAATTCTTTAGGTCCGGTAGGATCCGTAGTATTATCTGTTTGTAGTTTCACCGTTGCATAAAATGCTTTGATACCAGATTCTTGCGCAGCATCTGGAATTACTTCCATAGCTCTTACGGTACCATTATTTTTTAGAGCTGCATAATAAGTGTTTTGTTTTCTATCAAAACCCGCTCTATATTCTATTTGTGATACAGGATCTGTATAAAATCCTTCATCATAACTATATATTCTTTCTACACTATCTGTATAACTTGTATTTCCTAAAATAGGCTCTTGAGGATTAGAATCTACCCCTGTTACATCACTTGTAAAACTACTAACAGGTACTTCCCAACCATTACTTCCTTCATAACTAATAGTTTTAAAAGTTTTCATTCTTGTAGGTTGAGGATTAAATACAAATGTTACACTAGAACTATATTGTTCTCCATAAAAATTATTATATAGAGGATTTATATAGTGCTGGTAAATTCCATTCTTTTTAAAACTTATAAATCTTCCTAAACAACTAGTAGTTAACCATGGGGTATAGTCAAAGAAACTAGTCCACCCGTTTATTCTTTCATCATATGCTATAGTGGTTTGAGGATTTCCTAAAGTAATAACGTAGTTTTTATTATAAATATCCCATCCCCCAGTTATTTCTCCATCTTGAGATAAAGTATCTCTAAAATAATCTATCATTCCAAAATTAGAAATTTGTTCTATACCACTAGCTCCTAGTTTTAACACTGCAGATTGGTCTTTATCAGTCCAGTATTTATTATAACCATGTATAGCAAAAGATCCTGGGTTTTTAGATATTCCATAATTTCCTTGAAAAGGAGTTATTTGTCCTATTACTAAAGTTCCAGTAGTAGTTAATTTAGAACCATCCGCGGTATAAATAGCGTCTTTATCTATCAAAGCATTATTAACTTTCTTTTCTTGGAATATTAACAGATTAGTATTTTCTGCATATAATTTTTGTATACTACCTGACCTTGGGTCTACAGTTCTACTTATAACTTCACCTATAGGAAATTGATTTGTGTTGTTTATTCCTGTACGAGAATTAAATATTCCTGAATAAATTAATCTATTAGTAAACACTTGTTGTTGAGGACTATCTTCTACTGAATAAGCTTTAATTCCATAATCTGTTGATACATTGTTATAACCTCCTCGTATTCTAGCTTCTTCTATATACCAATCTTCATATACATTTGCATCTATATAACCATCACCTGTTGCAGGATTTGGTGTACCATTAGTGGTACCTCCACTATTAACACCTACGGGTGCGGGAGGATCGAGCTCAGTGTATTGAGTAGCGTTCTTCAATCTCTTTAACCAAAAGGAGTTAAAATATGATAGTTCTATAGTAGTAGCCATATATTATTATTACTTGTTTTTACTTATTATTACACCGGTCCTGTACAATCTATACATGGGCTTCCTGTTGCTCCTGTAGTGCCGTCATAAAAATCTACCGAGAACCGTGAATCTCCCGGATAAGCTCCACAACCAGGTCCTGATATTCCATTGTTTCTTACTACATATTCACCTGGAGTATCAAATTGATAGGTTATAAAAGAACTTGTAGCTCCTGTTCCTCCTACTGTTAAGTTGTTCCAACTTCCTACTGTTACTCCAAATTTATCTATAGCAGGTTGCCAACTAGCAGCTGCACTAGTTCTGTAAATAATAGTATAATATGTTTGAAAATCAACTGGTAATAAAGTAGCGTTTTTATCTAATTTAGCAGTAATTACTAATTCACCTTGAGTTAAAGCTGCATTACTAAAAGCTGGTGGTGGGTCTGGAAAACAATAAGTTGGAGCTAACCAACCCGCTATAGCTTCTGTTAATACATTATAATATCTTATTCCTGCTCCTCCTGTCACAGGGTAACTAGTAATACCACTTCCAGCTGGTGCTGGTAATGTACCAAAATAAGAATCACTTCCACTTAGTGTAGCATTATTTACAAAATTACTTGCTCCAAAGAATACTTCTAAAGGTAAACCAGTACCTGAACTACATGTAGTATCTAACCCTGCCATTGCACTTGTAGGTCCATAACATATTGCTTGTTCTGTATCAGGTATACCCACAACTATATCTACATCTATACTGGTAGATAAACTATTAGGACTAGATACACACGTTATAGAAGCATCGGTTAACGTAGCTTCAATTGTATAAGTGCCGTTTATTAAAGAACCACCCGTTATAGTAACCACACCTGTATAAGGGTCTATACTAAATACCGCTGTAGAGCCCACTGGAGCTGATGTGGTAGCAAGAGTCCAACATAATTCTGCTGTATTATTAACTAAATCTATAGAACCGTTTTGTCCAATAAATGTCCCAATATTAGTATTACCTATTATAAAACCTATATTAGAAGATCCACCTGCTTGTCTAGTTGTAGGATCTAAAGCACTATAAAATCCTGCAGCTGGAGGTCCAGCTTGATCTACTACAGGCGCTATATTTGTTAAAGTAATAGTGGTTAGATTATTTAAATCATCTACATATAAACCTGCTCCAGATGTAGTTCTAAAAGAAATTGTCCATGAATCTGCTTTTGTACCTGAAGGTGTTCCATACCAAAATTCTTGATTAGTTTCTATATCAAAATCTCTATTAGGGGTTCCAGCTGGAGTATCTACTAAAACAAATGGAGGTGTAGGTGTAGTAACATCATTTCCATTATTATCTAATATCTCGGTAATTACTGCTCCTACTCCTGCAGGACCATCTAAAGTTATCCAATTACCTGAAGAATCAGTAAATTTAAAATCAGTATTAGTTTTAAAACCTATTACATTATCTTCAGCTACTACTCCCATAGTTGAGGTAGAACTTAAAACACCTGCATATTCATCTAACACTTGATCATTTAAAAATACTAAATTACCTGTAGTAGTAGTTTCCCAGAATATATCTATTAAACTTTCTACGGGTTCTGTTTCTGACACGCTTAAATAAGGTACCATACACGCAGTAGCACCTCCTAAAACTGTAGGATATCCTTGATTAGTAACATATGCGCCTAAGGTATTCAATACTGGGGAGGTTGGTTCTGTTAATTGAGGTTGAGGTTCTTCCGCCCCTACTTTAAGACCAGCACATAAAGGATTTTGTTCTACATTATAAAAACTTTGTTCCGCTCCAGCAGGTCCCCAAGGAATTTGAGGAAACGTAACTACAGGTGCACCAGCGTTATCAAACACTCTACTAACGTTATTAAATTCTCCTTTAGTAGCATTAGGATCAAAGGGAGAATTTGCTAATTCTAAACCACCTGAACCTACTGAGCCTATAGTTGTAACTTCATCTGGTTTTCTACCCGGGAAATATTGAGTATTCCACGGATTAAGTCTAGAATTATAATATTGTACCGTTGGTAATTGTTTAGCAATAACAGAAGGATTATTTACTCTTCCAAATAACTTAACAGAAGCAGAAAATTCATTTTGTAAAGGTCCTACTTCATTTAAATCTCTTGGGACTTTATTTATATTATCACTTAACAAAATAGAAAAAGCTACTCTTCCTCTATCAATAACGCTTGTTACGGGATAACCAGATACAAAACCAGGTAAATAAACATTATAATATTCTTGTTCTTGTTGTTTTACTACAAATTTATACGATCCCCAACCTAATACGTTAACTGGATTAACAATTACTTCAATTTGCGCTCCACTACCTGTACCTCCAGTCACATCTAAGCGCTGTCCTGTAGCATAACCAAATCCACCATCTAAAATTTTTCCACCTGTTATTCCTCCACCAGCATCTATTTGAGTAACTTCAAAACTAAAGTTTTGTCCCAAACCTAAATCTCCAGCGGGATAAACCACCCCACATACATCTCCTAAAGTGTATAATGTTCCTGCACTATCAATAGTGAAAGAATCTATGCTAGTATTTTTATAAGACTTATATAATCCTGGTTCTCCAGTTTGTTCATTCTTGGTAACTTGAGTTATACCATTATCTACAACCACTCTTAATACACTACCCAACCATTTATAAGTAATTACATCACTAATAGGATTATTAACTTCTTCCCATTCTTTATAAGGAACATAAATAGTAGAACCATTTTTAGTAGGATCATCATCATTTTTAGATAATATAACACTTGATTGTCTTCCATATCTATCTGCTAATACCCATCCTACTTGATAATTTCTATTTTGCTTAACGGTGTGATTAGGATATTGAGCATAATTATTAAAGTTTAAAGACTTATCATTGTAAGTTACTTGATAATCTAAAGTACTGGGAGGAGTATGATTTTGGGTATAATTTCCATAAGTAATTCTACTTCCAATAATTTCTTGAGCTAAAGCTTTTACTGGTACTTTATCATAAACTCTAGTATCTTGATTAGAAGGAAGAGTTTTAAATGGTTTTATAGATTTATAATCAAAAGTATAATACCATTGAGTAGTAGAAATAGAAGGTATACTAGTAATTTCTCCTATTGAAATTGCACTAGTATCTATAGATTCTAATATTTTAGTAGATAATCCATCAGATTCTTTATATAAAATTTCTATACTATCTATTTGATAATTATCTCTTAAAGCCGCTAATGCTTCAGTAGAATTTAATCCATCATCAGGTAAAGGAATTTTTAAAGCTACTTGATCTACTCTATTTTCAAACCACTGTACAATTGTACTCGTATAAGAGTCTACCATATCTTGAGTACTTTCGTTAGGACCACCTCCAAAAAGACCATTTTGTTTAGGTATAAAACATATTTGAGTAAAAGGAGCAGATAGTGAATATTCATTGTCTGCAAATTTAAATCTATAACTAAATCTTATAAATTTATCTTCTATAAAATCTGGATCACCAGTAAAACTATTATCAAAATTAGGATTTGCACTAACACTAATATCATCACCACCAGTTCCTACTGCGGTTGTAGTTATATCTTTAGTTAATTGTATAGTTATACTAGTACCCGGAGTAATAGCATCAATAGCGAATATTCTTACATCATCAGCTATAGTAATTGAAGCATCTATACTAGTAACTAAATCTCCTACTTTAGGTGTGTATTGAGGACTAGGATCTGCAATTGTATTTATATAAGGATAATATAAAACAATAGGAGTACCAGCTGCTATAACTCCTACAGCTGTAGCTCCATCAAAAGTAGTATTAAATCCATTTTCTTCTAACCTCTCACTAGCATTTTCCATGGTAGTTCTAGAGAAAGTAATATCTATAGTACTAGGACTTACATATGTACCTGGAGTTTGCGCAACACTACCATCTTTAAAGTTATTATAAATAGTAACTGAAACATTTGGATCAATTAAAATAACCTCCCATAATTCTTGAGCTAATTGACCTGGAAAACCAGTTACAATATCTCCCACTTGTATATCAGTAGTATCTGCCATGGTGAGAGTATAACCTCTTAATGTAGATTGAGCTCCTGCGGTAATTTCTAATATATTTTGATCTAATAATAAAGGAACTTCATAAGGATAATATTTACACACTGAAATTTGATCTTCATTTGTATAATAATTAGGACACGCTATATTATTAGGATTAGCAGAGCTTACATTGATTCTTCTAGGTTGATTTCTATTATCTGTCCAAAATAATAAATCTTCTAATAAATTAATTCCATAAATACGATTTTGTTGACTAAAATTTAACCAACTTCCTCTTACCAACAATGTTAATAACTCATCTTCAACACTATAACGATGTATAGTATTAGCCCATCCTATAACCAATTTATCTCCAGGCCCAGTAAAAGCTCCACCATTTAATGCAATAGATTGACTTATTACTATATTAGTAGGATTTACCTCAATTACTAATGGATCATTATCAGGAGGATTTCCAAGCCATTCACACCCTTGAACTAACATTCCTACTTCAATACCCAATACTTGTGGGTTTAATTGTAAACCTCCAGGACCCTCTGTCCATAAAGTAATAGTAGTACCACTTTGTAGAGCCGAACCACTATACGCTACAATATCTCTAGGTTGTTGATCAGTTCCTGTATAACCAGTACTAAACACATATATTTCACCAGTAGTTTCATTCGTGTATTGTCCTATTACTTTACCTGTATATCCTAATCCTAAATTAGGTGCTACATTACCATTATCATATCCAGTATTTAAATAAGCTGTTCCTAATCCATTTACCATTAACTGATTTCCAGGAATATTCTCAAATTCACCAACACTGGATCCTTCTGATCTACTTATTTGTAGATTATTAGCATCTCTGTATTCGCCATTCGGTATTAATCTATCATCCAAGTCTTTATTCATCTTGGATTTTATAAAATTATTCCTTATTTCTGGCATAGTTTAATGTTTTAACCATTTAGATTTTCCTCTCATAACCTGAACTATTTCATCAAGTTTAATATTAGATAATCTTATTTTTGCATTTCTTAATTTAGCACTCGCCTCTTTTTTGTATCTCTGTACTATATATTCTTGAACATTTCTTCTAGTAGCTAATACCGCGTGATTTATATAAGCATAAATTGCTGCTTCTGCAAGTTTAGGAACTTGACTATCTAAATCATAAGCTAATCCATCTGATATGTATTCTAATACTATTAATCTTCCTATTAAATTACTAGAAAAAGACATTTTACCTTCTCTAGCATTTAGAGTAAACCAACCATTGTATTGAGCATATTCAGGTACTGATCCATACTGTTGACCCCAGTACCAGTAACCCCCATAACCCCAACCATAACCAGCCCAATCAGCTCCAGCATTATATAAATTCCAGTTAAAGTCTTGGTTTATTAAATTAGTGTTTGCTGTACGCCATCTTTCTTCTATTAAAGAAGTTCCTTCTAAATTATCTCCAAAATTATCTTGAGTAGGTACTCCTTCTGCATCTTGAACTGGAGTTTCATAAGGATTGGTTGTTAGGTTATTAGCAGGATATATTATTCTTTGCACTCCTAATTGATCTATCCAAGACACTCTTACGTAATTAACATAGTCTTGAGGTAATACTACACTTAAACTTGGTGGAATAGTAAGTTCTTGAGATTCTATGCTTTTTAAAGTATCATAACTAAATTCTTGTAAACATCTTTTAGCATGAAATATAATATCACTTCTTTTTACATTAGGAATTAATTTCTGATGGCCTACATATGCTACCATAAAATTGTTTACTACATCTTCTAGTGTTAAATAAGCATATTCTCCATAGTTTTGTTCAGTAGTAACTCCATAAGCGTCTCTAAGTCCATAATTTCCTCCATCTAACATTTTTAATTGAACCACTACAACATTATTTTGTGGTAATATTATAGGAACCGCAGGAGTTCCTAAAGTTATAGTGTTACCTATTAAAGTAAATTGAGTTATATATTCTGTATAATTTATTCCGTCAGGACTAGTGTATAATTTAAAATTATTTAATGCGTAATCCACCGCTGTAGGATCCCAACTCCCTAAAATTAAATCTGTATCAAACGTAAACGTCCATGTACTTTCTCCTCCTACTGATTCTATTACAAATCCCTGCGCACCCGCGTAATATTGTTGATTAGTTTCGGTGATTAATCCACCATCTGGAATTGCCATATTTTATTAACTTTTTTCGTTAGTTTCTTCTGCAGCTACAGCTTGTGAAGCTACTTGTATTATAGTTGGATCTTGAATTATTACCCCAGAATAAGCTAATACTCTAGTAATAATTTCTACTTGTTCAGATACATCTAATTCAAAATCTTGTGAACTAGTTGGGCTATAAACATATTGTCCTTGTGCTCCTGTAGTATAGTTCCATACTACATTATTAGGTTTTCTTAAATAAGACACAGTTACCCCATTTTGTATCGTAGATGGATACAAGTAAAGTTTTTCATCTTCATATAAATATAAAGGAAATTTTTCATTAGGTTGAGTTAACGGGGAAAGTAATAATTGTGTTATCTCATTTCGTTGGGTATATTCTGCGGGATGACTTCTATTATAACTATCAGTAAAAATCACTGTTCCTAATCTATAAAAATTAGAAGGAAATAGTTGTATTAATAAAGTATCTCCAATTATTGGAGCTACTGTCATTACTAAAATATTGTTATTAGAGCTCCATGTGTAGTCTACTCCTTCTACTTGTAATACTCCATTTAAAAATACTTTAACCTGAGCTGATTGAGATTCAGCTACAGTCCATGTAGTTACATTAAACACGGTATTAACACCGTCTATAGGAGGATTTCCTACAAATGTTTGAGAAAATGAAGGAAGGGTAGCTATTGTTGGAACTGTAAAATGATCAGTGTTAAATGTAGCAGGGCCAATCATTTGAAAAATCTCTAGCTGTTGTTCTATATTTTTTAATATATCACCATACTCAGTATCATTTTCTTCTTTTCTATACTGTTGATTTAGATCTCCTGCGTAGGCTTCAAACATAGTAAGTTGTACTTGCGTAGCAACTTTATTAAATTCATCAGGAGTAATATATCCTCTTTGTTGTTGGTTTAATATTAATAAAACCGTTTTATAAACTATATCTACGTTTACTGCCATTATATTGATCTTAATTTAATATAGAGGCGGACGTATCCGCCCCTTATATTATTATTTATTTAGTCTTTTTTCGATAGACCTATAAACTTCCATACCTTCATCGGTTTTAAACCATGAAGCTAAAGCTGAATAAGCATTTTCATCAAAAGGAATTGTCATTAACTTCCTATCATTACTTGCCCATAAAACACTCTTGTTGTCTTGAGATATTTTAATTATGCCTTGTTCTGTTGCGGTAATCGCAAAATTTCTTAACATAACATTTTCATCAGATGCTAATGCTAAAAACAAAGATGGATTCATTTTTGCTAATCTCATAACATCTCTTCTAATCTCAGAGGAACTTAAAGAATTTACTTTAGAACCAATTTCTACTCTTAAAATAGCTTCTCTTTGTTCTACATCCATGTTTCTTGCTGCAGTTAAAGCATCTATTTCTATTTCTAAATACTCTAAATCACTCATTGCTGCTTCAACAGGTTTTCTTTCATCATACTTTCTACCTAACATTGGGTGGTATAAGGATAATAGTTTTTGTAATGCCTGTTGGGCTTTAGGAATAGCTAATACGCCATCTCTAAATGTTATGTGTCCTAAGGTAGCTTCACCTTTTTGTTCATCAACAAAACATGAATTTTGATTAGTTGCATAACGTATTTCTCGTTGTGTACTAGTCTCAGGGTCAAACCATAATAAAGGATGCCTTCTACTATGCCTAGCCGGTATAGTAAATGTTAAAGGTTCTTTATCTCCGATTAAATAGTATTGTCTATCTTTTATTTCCCAACTATCTTTTTTCTTAGTTGGTACTTTTGTAACAGGTGTAGCAACCACTTGTGGTTCTTCTACTACAACCTCTTCTTGTTTTTCTTTTTTTGCCATAATATAATATAATTAAATAGTTAAAAATAAAGGTATTGGGTGCCGAAGCACCCTTACCTTATTAACAAATGTTATACTCCTTGGAATAAAACAAAATTGTTTCTTGCTTGAGTAACAAGACATCTTTCTGAAAGGAAGTTTACTTCCATTGCATCAAGATCACTAGTGAAAGCTCCACCAGCAGAACCTGTTAACCAAGATTTCATTCTTCTGTCGTCACCTTGAGACGCTCTATATCTTACGTGTAAGAAAGGACGTCTAATGTTAGTACCAAGAATTTGATCATAAACAGTAGTTGTACCTGCAGGAACTAATACTCCTTCTATAGAAGCAGGACCAGTCATTCCACCTCTTGTAGAAGCGTCATTAAGGTATTTCCAGCTTGTTTTATAGAAATCATAAGAACCTCTTCTGAAACCACTAAAACCTAAGTTTAAAGCCATTTCTTCTGAGTTTTCAAATAGTCCGTAAGCAGTACCACCAGCAGCTCCAGCAGATATACCAGCCAACATATCATCAAAAGCTAAATCTGTAGCTCTGTTTAAGAATAACATGTTTTCTTCGATAGCACCCTGAGTATCTAAGTTTCTTAGGATGTCATCAAAATCAGTAATACCTGTTGCAGGACTGAATCCTACCATTATATTACCACCATTTTGAATAGCAGCAAATAGACCTTCAGTACCTATTACAGTACCTAAACCAGCAACGGCAGAACCAGCAGCTGATAATTCACCTTCAACGACAGACATTTCTAGGTAATCCTCAAATCTAAGTCTTGTTTCAGACTCAGCTTTAAGATACCATAGATATCCACCTGTTCCGTCTTCAGTAGCAACTTCTACCCAACCGATCTGAGCCATATCAGAACCGTTTACAACGTATTTATTTCTGATAATAAGAGGGTTGTTATGAAATTGCGTGAAAGAAGGATCAACACTTACATAACCAGTAGTAGCTGTAGCAGCGTTATAGTTAGGAGTTGTAGAACCTTTCACATAATCAGAACCGTAAACAAATACTTTTACAGCACCAACTAAACCAGCCGCAGCGATAGTCGCAGCAGTATAAGGTAGAGCAGTAATCTGTCTAGCAGTTGCAGGAACAGCGTTCCCAGGGTCTGATACACTTACCCAGCATTTTACTTCAGCACCGAAATCGTCCATAACAACAACAGTTGCACCTACAGAAACTACGTTATTCACGCCTGCAACAGCACCTGGGTTAAGGTCGATAACATTAGCACCTAAAAGCGCACAGCCATCATAAGCAATATGTAATCTATTTTGTTCTGACCAGATTACTTGGTCACTTGTCATAGGAAGTTCTGCACCAACCATTCTTAAAAAGCCTGATAACGTTCTGTTTCCATAACGTTCAACTTCTTGTTCATAGATCTCCGGTAGGTATTGCTGAGCGAAATCCGCAAAGTTAGCACCTGCCGCATTAGTCCATTGTAAATAGTTTGAGCTTAGAATTTCCTGCACTTGACTTGGTACAATAGTACCAAATTGTGGGGTTAAAGCCATTTTTCTAAATTTTAATTATTAAACTTTCTTTTTCTAATTTTTAATTTTGAAGAATCAGCGCCACTTATTGATTTTACTTTTATTCCTCCTACATAAACGTCCCCACTTGCAACTTGCCTCGGTGTTTCTGTAGCTGGGTTCTTGGATTGCTTAATGATGTCTTTTACCCCATCAGCTTTTCCTTGTTCATAAAAGTGTTGCGCTAATTTATCAGCATTCATCGCAGCATGAAGAGCTTTATGGTACCCAGCAGCATCCTGAACTTTACCATTTTTATCCACAAATGTAGATATAAAATTGTTAATATCATTCTGTTTTTGAGCAGTGCTTTTAGGATCTTGAACTTTATATCTAAATTGTTTTTCTCCTACTTTATAATCAAAACCTTTGAATTCTTCGGAAAATAACTGGCTAGTTTTTTGTTTAAAATCTGCTTGAGCACTTTTAGCAACTTCTTGCTGTTTATTGTAACGATTAAAAAATTCCATTGCTTTTTGTTGATCTGGATTAATTCCAGGACGGTTTTTTATATCTGCATAATACTGAGATTTAAGTTTTTCTAAATCTTTTTTAGCATCAGCCACCGCTTCTTTATAAGCTAGGTTTTTTCTACGTATATCTTTTTGTTCATCTATCTCTTCATCTACTTCAAATCTATCATCAATCATGAAATCAACTTCTTCTGATGATAAATGTGGTTTAGTTTGAGTATAGTATTCTTTTAATAAAGCATTATCCTCTAAGGTAGAATAATCTTTATTTAATTTAACATAATCTTCAACTGTTCCTCCAGTTTCATCCATAAACTTAACTAGTTTATCTACGTTTTCAGGTAGTTTAGGAGGAGAAACTTCATCTGTAACTACATTATCCGCTTGTTCTAACGGTTGTTCTGTTACTTCTTCAATTATTTCAACAACCTTAGGAGTTACTTTTTCTTCGGTTTCCCGTACAGTTTCAGCCACTTCTTTGCTGTCTGGCGCGTCTTGTTGCTTTTCGACAATAACATCGCCCACATTTGTCTCTTGTGTTTGAACGGCATCTTCTTTTGTTGTTTGTGTTAAATCTACCTTAACTACAGCGGGATCTATATCGCCCTGAGCTTCAGGTTTGTTAAAATCTATTTTAGCTACTTCTTTATCTCTCGCAACTAATTGTTTAGGTTTTTTAGGTTTAGACTTTATTTTAAAGTCACCTTCTTGTTTTACGTCTACTGCGACGTTTTGTGCATCTTTTGCCATAAAATATAATTAAATAGTTATTAATATTACTACATCCCTAAAGGAGAAGTAGTATTTTCTGTTTCAAAATTGATAGGTAATAAATTGTTTTTTCTTTGATCTATCATTTGACTTTGTTGTGTACCCTGTAATTTTACTCTTTTATCTTTTCTATCTTCAATTTGACCTTCTTTCTGTGATTCAGCTTGCATCTTTAATTGTTCTAATTGAACTTGATAGTTAAATTCTTCAGCCATTAATTCTCTTTTAATTTGAGCTTCCGTTCGCATACGTTCAATTTCAAATTGAGATTTTCCTTGTTCTAACTCTAAATTACTTTGGGTAATTACTTGTTGTTTTTGAGCTTCAGCTTCTGCCGCTTGTTGTTGAGCTTGAGCATTAGCATCAGCTTGAGCTTTAATATTTTGTTGTTGTAATTGTTCTTCTCTTTGAAGTTTTCTTTTACGTTTTTGCTTTAATAATTGATTAGCTAATTTTAAATTTCTAATTTGTCTTATATCAATAGCATCTTCTAAATCAATTCCACCTGATTGCAAAGCAACTTGAATGTTTTGTTCTAACTGTTGTTTTTCTTCTTCATCTGGTTCTAATTCTAAGAAAATACCAAAATCATGTAAATTTAAATTATCTATTTCTCTTAAAGTTTCTACATTAAATAAAGATATACTCTCTCTTAATGCGTTTGCTGTTAATGGATACTCTAATACATCCGCTATCTTTTTAGAAATATTTTCACAAACTCTTAAGGTTAAAAATAAACTTGCATTGTTAACATGTTTAGTTGCAATATTAGATTGCTCTGCTGCTATTTTTTGTAATCCAACTAGAGTATCTCTATCAGGTAAAGTACCATCTCTCGCTTCATTTAATCCGGTTACATCTCTTATCATTTGAACATAATAATTATAAGTCTGGATTAACGCTTGAATTTTAGCTTGTCCTGCTGAAGAGGTTAATTCTTGAACAGGAATTTTTCCTCTATTTAATTCTCCATCTTGAGTTAATGATCTACCTACAACAGAACCGGTTTGGAAATACATGTTCAAAGCTTCGGCTGGATTGTAATTTGTACCATTACCTAAATCAACTTCAGCTAAACCGTCCATGTCTAAGAATACTCCATCTGGAACCATTCTAGATAATACTTGTTGAAGTTTTAAATGAGTTAACTGTATCATATCAGCAAAACCAGTTATTCTACTCACAATAGATTCGATTCTACCTTTATACATACGAGGCGCACAAATAGCATAATTCATTTCTACTTTAGTAGTATCTGCCATAGGTCTTGACATGTTCTCTGCTAATCCCCAATCAATCATTGTATCTGTTCCTAATACCTTAACTCCAGTATATAAAACCTCAATACTTCTCCCTACTCTTTCAAACATATCATTAGCTGGAGGATTAAAAGTATCAGGTTTTTCTAATGCTTTTTCTAAACCATTCTCAGTTTTCTTTATTTTAAAAACTTGATTTCTATAAGTTTTATATTCAAAATATAATATCTGTACAGTATTTTGATCATAATCTCCATACCCATAAAGATAATTTCTATTACCTTTAGTTGCTTGAATTTTTTCTAATTCTGGTTCTGGAATACCTGGAAATTGTTTCTTTAATTCTGGGATAGTAATAGATTTTACTTCTCCTACGTAATATACATCTTCAAAATTTGGATCTTCTGTATAAGAATATATCATTCTTGCTGGGTCAACATAGTCTATAGTAATACCATTAGAAGTATTAAAATTAGTTTTAACTGCACCAATTCCACAAGTAACTAAATCATAATTAATTCTTCTCTTAGTTAATTCCCATTTATTTTGATCCAATACTTGATTAATCGCTTCTTCTTCTGCTATTTCAACTCCTTGCTTATAACTTAATTGCATATGAAGTTCTAATTCTTCAGCTGTTTGAGGAAGATTATTTTCTGGAATACTGGTTTGAGATAAATTTACTCCTAATTTTCCTTGAGCTTGTTTAATTATATCTCTTGCAAACATATCAGTAGCAATAGCTTGAGCGTAATCAGTTCTTTTGTTTAAAGATTGAGGATCTTGAGCAAAAGCTGATATATCGTAATCTTTATTAGAAATCCCATTTACTAAAATATCCACAAACTTAGAAATAATAGGTACTGGTTTCCAATCTAAATTAAGATAAGATAAATCACCATTAATAGATAGTTCATCTTTATATTTTTGTATAGATTGCTCTCCGCGCGCATATAATCTTAAGTAATTATAATTATTCCACGTAGTCAAATACCTATTACCATTAGTTCTACCTTGAGAAAACCATTCTTGTTCGATAGCACGAGCAACTTCTGCTCCATACTCCCAACTATCTTTCTCTTGATCACTAACTACTTGGCTAGGAAAAATGCTATTAGTATTATAATTTACTTTCATTTATTGTATAATTTTTGATACTGTTCCACTATTATCGAATTTTTTTATTCCTAAATCAATATCTTGTAATATAAGTTTAGGTACAGGACGATACTTGTTTTTATTACAAGCCATAATAGCTAATCCTGAACTAATAGAGGCATCATGTGTTGTTCTATTATTAATATTAAATTTAGCCCAATCTTCTAAGGTTCTTTGATGATACATATCACCGTACGTACTATCTTCTTTTAACCCTATATAATCTTCAATATAACTTTCTATTGCAGCTGCGTGGGCTTGTTTAATATCTTCACTTGAATTAGGTATTCCACCTATTTCTCTTTCAGTAACTGATAATTTATTATAAATTTTATCAGGTCTATTCATTGCAAAACCTCTATATCCTCTTCTTTTAAAGTGATATAGAAGTCTAGGTTTGTTATTTTCTGCTAGTATAGGCATTCCATAAAATATACAAGCCATTAATACATCTTCAAAAAACATCTCTGCTGTTTG